AGTACACGCCATCCGACACGCCACCCTCGGGGTCGGTGTCCGTGACGTACAGTCCGATCATGGTGTCGGCCAGCACGTTGTCCACCTTGAACCGAGCGTCGAACCACAGCGCCTTGCCACCCGTGAACTTGAAGCACTCGCCGTTGGTCTTGCCGAGCTGCAAGGCGTGCTTGTCGTTGTCGGCCGCCGCGTTGGTCAGCACCAGCGTGCCTCCCACTTCGTCGCCCGACAGGTCGGTGCCCGAGCCCGTCTCGGTGATCGTCCAGGTGTTGCTGTCGTACTCCACGAAGTCCGTGAAGTAGCCGAAGAACGACGGGGTGCCGATGGGCGCACCGAACACGACCGCGCCCATCGGGTTCGCGTCGACGTTGTAGAACACCTGATTCGGGCCGGCTTCGATCTTGATCACGCCGCCGCCCGTGAACGGCCCGAAGCTCTTCTCCTCGTCGGACACGGTGCCGAGCAAGGTGTACGAGTTCGGGTAGTTCGGGAAGCCAGCCTGCCGGTAGACAGACGCCGGATTGCCCGGACCCGTGGTGCGCACCGCAATTGCTTGGGTGGCAGTCAGCGAGACTTGAACCTCGCCGTAGGGGAAAACAATTTGCTGTGCCATTTCGGTTGCTCCTGGTGGCTCAGTTGAACATCAGCACGCCAGCCATTTCGGGCTGCTTGCACACCACACCGAAGAGGCAGTCCAATCGGTACTTGGTCTTCATGTTGTTGATGTCGTACTGCTTCGTCATGACCAGTTCGATACCCTGATCCGTGCTCGCGCGCATCACGGCCGCACCGGCATCTGTCGGCACCGCATAGCGACCCGGCAAAAGCTCGATGGCGTCCTTGTGCCAGAAACAGTTCAGGTACGAGGCCGTCGTGTTCAGGAACGTGATCGCGGCGGTTGCCGAGGTCGAAGTGATCCGGCAGTTCTGGTACTGCGCGGTCGAATCGACACCGGCCTGCGCCGGGATCAGCGGGGGGCTGATCACGAGCGTCGTGGCCGACGGCACGGCGATCACGCGGAAGGTCTTGGGCTGGCCCGTGTCTTCCTTGGTGATCATGTGCACGGCGTTGACGTTGGCAATCGTGAACGAGTCGCCCACCGCGATGCTCGTGGTCGAGTTGACCGTCACCGTCTGGAAGCGATTGTCCACGTTGCTCGTCTCGCCCGTGGCCGAGGTCGAGGTGGCCTTCGGGGTGTAGTAGTTCCCGCCCGCTGCCGTCGTGTTGATCTGGATGCCAGCACCCGCCGCAGCAGCCTTGCGCTGGGCGTAGTCCAGCTTGTACGTCTCGAACGAAGCGATCTGGCCCACGAACGCCCGACGCAGCGCGCTGTCGCTGATCTCGTTGCCGAACGAACGGGACGCCTTGCTCAGGTCGCTGGCCATGCCGTTGTAGTCGCGCGTCGAGAGCGCGAGATACCGGCTGTCCATCGGAACGCCCGTCTCGTTCATCACCGCTTCGACAAGCGCCACATCATCGAAGCCAGTGGCGGCCGAACGCTTGATCGCCAGCGTCCCCTGCTGGCCTGCGACGGTCAGCACGGCGACGTTGATGTCCGAGGCGAGTTTCTGCTTGGCGGCATCGCCAAGGCGACCCTCTTGCAGCGCATCACGCAGCTCGGTGGCCGACATGATCCACGGCACCGACTTCTGGTAGCCGATGGTCGCGGGAACGGTGAGCTGGGTGTAGTCGTCGAAGTTGCCCGTCATGTCCGTGCCGTTGTACGACACAGCGATGTAGGGCATCGGACGCCAGATGACGTTGTTGGTCCGCTCCATCATCGTCTGATCCGTGTTGTAGATCGAGACGTTGCGGGACAGTACGAGGGCGTCTTGGAAGCCTGCAAGCAGGTCTTCAAACGCGACGCGCTCTTCCTTTGAGAAGGCGTTGGCCATTGGTGGCTCCTGATTCGGAATGAGTGAACGATTGCGGCTACTGCCGCGCCTGCTTACTCACCCGGTCGGAGTCGGGCGGCCACTCGTGATCTGGTCGCTACTGCCACTTGAGGGCTGGCGAAACCCGGTGCGATTGGGCCGAATATAACACGGCCCGTGGGTTCGTCAAGCCCTCGCCTGCGCCTTCGCCGCCAACTGCCGTTTGTACGCCACGACCTTCGTCATGTCGCCCGTGCGGGACGCCTCCTCGCGCAGCCGCTCCAGCGTCGTATCTGACCCGCCACTGACGGGTGCGGTGCCGGCAGGCAGGCTGCGCTCGGGCGCGGGGGGCTTGGTGCGGGGGGTGACCTTCAATTGTGCCTCCAGTTTTGCAACGGCAAACGCGAACCGCACGGGGTCGGTGATCGCGGCGAGTTCCTTGGCGCGCTTGAGGTTCTTGCCCAGCGCGTAGACCACGAGCGCGGGGTTCTCCGCGCCCTGCAACACGACCCCCTGCTGCGTGACGTTCAGCGTCTCCATCACCGTGTGCTCGGCCTCGTCGTAGTCGCGCACCTTCAGGTCGGACTTGGCCTTGCCGTAACCGTCGAGCTTGGCCTGCCACGCCTTCTGCGCCTCCTCGGCCTGGCGCTGGGCCTCGCGCTCGGCCTTGTCGGCCGTGGCCTTCTGGGCGTACCACGACTCCAGCGCCGTCTCATATCGGTCGGTGTCGTAGTCGTGGTCTTCGAGCTTGGGCTTCGGGCCGACCGGCTTCGGGCCTGCCGGTGCTGCCTGCTCCTTCGCCTCGTACTCGCGCACCTTCTTCTGCAGTTCGCGGTGCTGCTTGCGCAGGTCGCGCACCCACTCGGGGGCGGCGCGTTCCTCGTCCTCGGCTGGCGGGGCGTCGTCTCCAATGCTGACCGTCACCTCGTCGGGTTCAGGTGCGGCGGCTGCAGGGGCATCAGCCTGGGGAGACGGGTCAGGCGTGTCTGGTGCGCCCTGAGCCGCCGCAACCTGTTCGCCCTCGTCCTCGGGCGTGTTGTCCTCGTTCCCGTCGTGCACCTCTTGCGTGCCATCGGGCTGCGTTACTTCGATCCTGATTCCCATCCGTCTTCCCTCTCGGCTGATGCGGTCAGCCGGCAACCGTTCGGCACCGTGCCGATTCAGAGTTCAGGTCGCGGCGGCGTGACGGGCGGCTGCTGTGCCGCCAGCGTGTCCATGACCGCGAGCGTGTCCTTGACTTGGGCGCTCTCGATCTTGGACAGCGTTTCCATCGTCTTGGCCTGCGTGAGTTCGCTCTCAGCGCCAGTCTTGACCACCTCTGCCCGAGCCTTGGCCGCCTTGGCCAGCGCCTCCTCGGCCGCAGCCTGGAGCAGCGTGTTGTTCGGGTCTTGCTGCTGCGCGGCGGCCTGCAGGCGCTCCATGTCCTTCTCTTCGGGCTCCAGCGCACCCATGTCCACCAGCTTGCGCCGGAAGTACTCGCGCGTCTGCTCCAGCCCCTCACCCTCCATGTTGAGGATGACCATCGCCTGCAGCACCGATTGCGTCTGCGGGTCTTGGGTGATGGCGATCAGGCCGGTCAGCGACTGCACGATGGACTCGCGCTGGCTGCGGAACGACGGCCCGATCTCGACGGCGAGGTCGAACTCGGCCTCGCTCAGATCGTTCTCGTACTCCAGTTCGCCCTCGTCGCTCACCATCGGCTTCATCAGTTCGATGGAGCCAACCTCGTTCTGCGACCCGAGGCCCTTCATCTTGCGCCCCGGCTCGACGTATGTCTCCTTGGCCATCGACAGCCACACCTCGCCGCAGCGGCGCTTGGCCTTGGCGTAGTTCGAGACGTAGATGAACGACTGCATGTCCAGCCGCTGCTGGACCATCTGCACGGCCTTGCCGCTGACGTTGGCGACGATCTTGTCGCCCTGCTCCTGGTTGCCCAAGACCTCCTTGATGTCCACGTCGGTGATCTGCAGCAGCGCGGCCATCGCGGGCGGCAGATTCGGGCTCTTGGTGTACGCCACCGGCCCCGCGACCTGCGTGGAGCCGTCCGGGCCGCTGATCGGGTTGATCAGCAGGTACGGGTAGTTGCGCAGGTTGTCGTCCTGCCACATCACCTGGTGGCCGGCGACCTGCTCGGGGGTCAGAATGGGCTTCTCGACGCTCGACAGAGCGGCGATCTCGGCCATCTTGGACAACTGCATGTTCTTGAGCCGCTGCGCGTCCTTGGCCAAGCGCACATGGCCGCAGCACCGCTCCACGTTGTCCACGAACCACCGCTTGCCGTAGACCGGGATGATCGGGATGTGCTTGCCGACGATGTAGCCCGAGTCCTCCAGCACCTTCGCGCCGCTGAGGACGTACTTGTGCACCTTGCGCACCTTGATGCGCTTCTGACGCACCTCGACGCTGCCGATGGCGGTCAGTTCGGACAGCTTCTCGTCGTCGAGTTCGCTGTCCCGGTACCGCTCCTCCTCGCCGTCGAGGCTCCTGAAGACGCGCACGGTGTCGGGCACCATCTCGACGCAGTAGTATTCCGCGACGTACACCACGTCGGGCGTCAGCCAGTCGAACTCGTACTGGTGGATCTCCTTGGGCCACGTCGCCGGGTCGTCGCCGTACTCGGCCTTGTAGGCGTCGCGGGTCATGCTGGTCAGCACGAAGCACTTCGTCGCGTCGGCCTTGTCCTGGCGCTTGGCCTGGAGGTCGAAGAACACGCTGCTGTCCGCGTCGAAGATCGGCTCGATCCTGACGCGCTGCTTCTCGTCCTCGTCGTCCTCTTCGTTCTCGTAGACCGTGCGCAGCCGGAACGCGCCGAACCCGCCGCCCACCGCCTCCTCGAAGGCGTTGTCGTATGCCTCCTCGGCGTTGGAGTCCTGTTCGTCGGCCCGGAACAACTGGTCGCAGGCGTCGGCAAGGCTGTCGTACTCCTTGCCCTCCTTGGACACGAAGTCCACGGTGACGCGGTTCGACCGGTACTCGGAGAAAATGCGCTGGACGGCCAGCGCGATCTTGTTGACCTCCATCTTGGGCTTGTTCTCAAACTGCGCGCCCAACGGCCCTTCCCACTGGGCTCCGGCGATGCTGTAGAACCGGCGGTCCTGCAGGCACTGCAGCCGCTCGTCGCGCAAGGCCGACTGGATGTTGTCGAACTCGCGCATCGCCTCCTGGTGTACGTCGGCCAGTCGTTGCTGAGTGGTTGGTCGTGCCATGATGTGCCTCAGTGGCCGGCAGCGGACCAGTGGTGGCGGGTCGGCAGCGCGGAGAACTTGGAAACCGTGCCGAAGAAGGCGCTGCCAACGTCGCTGCTCACCGGGAACGCGAACGTCACGGCGATGGCGTCTGCGGCGTCAGGGGACGCCAGCCCACGGGCCTTCATGTCCTTCTTCGACTCCAGAAAGATCTTGCCCGACGAGTCGGGCTTGGTGCGCGGGCCGGTCAGGTCGTCCCGAAGCTGCTTGTCCTGTGGCAGGCTGGCGGTCTTGAGCCAGTCCTTGAGCGCGCCCCATAGCTCCGCGCGCCTGTTGCCCCACATGACGGGCTTCGTGGACTTCCAGCCGAAGTTCACGCCGCGCACCTTATACCGCTGTTCGGTCAGACGGTCAAGGATGCCGTAGCCCAGCCCACCCTCGTCGATCATCGTCAGCGCCGGCCGGAACTCCTCGATGGCCTGGATGACGTGCCCGACGACCGTCATGGTGTCGTCGCCCCGGTAGCGCCTCAAAGTGATGATATTGCGCCCCTGCCGCACGGCTATGACCGTGCTGTCCGCGCCCGAGCGCGCCGGGTCCACGCCGATGACGATGGGCGCGCTCTGGTCGCGCCACGGCTCTCTGGCCATCGCCTCGGCCACCAGGCTCTGGGGGATGAACTGGTCGTCGTCCGTTGTGGGAAACTGCCCGTAGACCTCGATCCTGGCCTGCGGGCTGTCCTCGCCGTACTCCGCGATGATCTGCTCGTAGACCGCCTTGTCGGTGTCCTCCACCGTGCGCGAGTCGATCTGCTGCGTCGTCCAGAAATCCCGCTTGGCGTGGAAGCATTCGTAGAAGTACCCCTGCGCCCGCCGCGGGTTGCTGAACGCCAGCCAGAAGCGGTTGGGCGTGTTCTCCGTCCAAAAGCCCTGGCTAACGTCCCATATCACGTCCGGTATGCCGCTGGCCTCGTCAAAGATCAGCAGCACGCCGTCTGCGTTGTGCAGGCCCGCGTAGGCGTCCGGGTTCTCTTCCGACCACAGCCGCCCCTCCGCGCCCCAGTACCGCGTGCCCTTGCGCAGATCGCGCTCCACGATTTCGCTCAACCACTTGGCCGGGGTGATCCGCGTGGCGCTTATCTCCCACCAGTGGCTGCTGATGAGCATCGCCAGCCACTTGGTGATTTCGGCCCAAGTGATCGAGCGTAGCTGCGCCTCGCTGTTGGCGCTGATTAGCACACTCGCGCCTATTCGCGTGGTGAGCATCCACAGCACCAGCCACGACACCAGCGCCGACTTGCCGATGCCCCGGCCCGAGGCGATGGCCATGCGCAGCACCTCATACGCAGCCGCGTAGTCGTTGCGCGCGATGTGGTCGCGGATGTCGCGCAGCACCTTGCGCTGCCAGGCGCGCGGGCCTTTGTACTTGGCCAGCGGCGTGCCGGCTTCCCCCCAAGGGAAGACGAACAGGACGAACTTCTCAGGATCGTTGGCTATCTCGGGCGACCAGAGCTTGGCCATCAGGCTCTGCTCTTGGGCTGCTGAGAAGCGTGGCTCTTGCATCCTGCGTCTCCAGTTCTATCACTTCACTCACGCGCCGTTGCGCCGCCTCCAGCGCCGCCGTGATGCTGATCTGCTGCGCCACGTCGATCTGCACCTGCTGCTTGGCCACCCAACCGTGGGCGTGCTTGAGGATTTCCAGCGCCGCCTTGGCGTCGCCCATCTCGGCCGCCTCGTGCAACTTCTTGGACAGGGCCATCTCGCCGTCCGCGCGCCCTTTCTGCTCGGCCAGGTCGGCAATCGGGTCCAGTTCGCGCAAACGCCGGTACTCGGCCGGCAGCAGCCCGCTTGCCAGCGCCAGTGCGTCCCCCTTGAGCCCTAGCCGCGCAGCGTCGTAGATGCGGTTCAGCACCGCCTCAGTCGCGCGCACATCTCGGGTCGTGAGCGGCAAGCTTTTGAACATGGCCGCGGAGTATACGGCAATGGAATGTCGTTTGCACTTGCAAAAAATATTTTTTGGTTGTGGCACCTCCGTTTTTGACACCTGCCCCAGCCGCGTCGATGGGTACCCCCCGCCCCCCACCCCCCGGCCCCGCCTGGGCGCCCGCCTGCAGCCCTGGCCCCCCGCCAGCTGCTAGGCAGCCTAGGCGCTCTAGGCTACCGGCTGGCAGCCGGTGGCCCCCATCTAGGCGCTCTAGGCTGTCTAGGCTATGCATACCGGGCCGGCAGGCCGGGTAGCATGGGGCTAGGCGCTCTAGGCTATCGGGCCGGGTACGCCTAGCCCGCATACTGGGGGCACCTGGCGCGGGTGTGGGGGGCTCGGGGCTGATAGGTCATATAGGCGCTTAGGCTATCGAAACAAAATCGCTCTACCCCTATTTGCTTATATAAGCCCCTACTTATATTTATCTATCAGTCAAAGGGTGATAGATAGACTACCTAAAGTACCTAACCCCCTCGGTCGGCCGCGACACGGGCGGCACCTAGCTGCGCGTCTAGCGTAGGTGCTAGAAAACCGGGCTAAGCCCTTACACTTCACTCGGGTACCGACAATGCTTTACAGTCCGGGCTCCCCTTAACTCTTTACTCTCGCAACGATATGAACACCGTAACCTATCGTACCGGCCGCGACTACGGCGCCGCTCAAGTCCTTGAGATCACGTTCGCGCCCACCGATGACGTCATGGCCGACGTGCCCGCGACGTTCGTTGACGCCGCGCGCGGTATCAGCGGCACCGTTACGGTGTTCGGGTTCGATGCCACGCCGAACACCATCGGCCCGGCCGTGCTCGCCGAATATGACGCCGGCCGGTACGTCACCCGCTAACCCTCAGCCCGCGCGCCCACGGGCGCGCATCATTGGAGACTGACAGCATGAACTACATCAAGACCCTCGAAAGCATCTGCGCCGATCGCGCCTCGCGCCTTGAGACTATCGCGCATGAAATCGAATGGTTGCGTCAACACTTGCTATCGACCAAGTTTCAAGGCTTGGACGTGGACGGCGCACGAAAGGATTGGATCGCTACGGCCGACGTGTTGCGCTGGATCGAAACCGTTCGCCAAGCCTGATCCACCCGCCTAGGCGCCCCGTGCGGGCGCCTATGGGGTGCACCAGCGCCAAGCCCACACTACATGGAGAGAGAACCATGACCCACTATTTCGTTGAGATTACCGACACTTTCGGCGGCGAGGCTAACTACTCATGGGTGACGCGGCACAAGGTGCGCGCGTCATCGCCGCGCGGCGCCCTCATTCGGATCAACCGGGAATCCGGCCTCGGGTTCCGTTCGGTCGGATGCGATCGCTACGATTCCCGCAGCGGCGCCACCTGCGCCTTTATCACCGAATGGGACGATGACGCGCACGGCGACGCTATGCACGTGCGCACCGATTTGGCCTAACCCCTTGGAGATTACGACCATGATTCAGATTACCCGCGCCCGTGACGTGCGCCGCGCCTTCCGCGCCTTCTGGCGTGCCCGCTGCGCAGCCGTGCCGGCGTACCGCACCGATAAGCCTGCCATGAGGCAAGCCTTCTCGGTTTTCATTGACGACCTGAACCGAGACGGTCGCATTAGCGATCGCCTCGCGTTTACCGTCACCCTCGAAGCCTAACCCGGAGATTACGCCATGCCCACTAAGAAAGAAGCCGCGCGCCTCACGGCGCAGGAAAACGCCCTTTGCACCCTCGGATTCACGCCCGACGAATCCGAGCGCCTGCGGCGCATCAGCCTCACCTTGCGCCGTTGGCACGAGCTGGAATGCGGCATCGATGGCGGATGCATCGAGCGCGACGATGCCACCGGGCGCCCGTACTGGCGCGCGGATAGCGGGCGCCGCTGGCCCGTGTCCGACCGGGAGACGGGCGCGCTTCTGCGCTTGCAAGCCATCATCGGCGCGCGCAACGCGCGCATGCCCGATCCCGTCTGGAGCTACATCCAGCCCGATCCGCGCGGCGCCGCGCTCTACATCCTGCGCCCTGGTGACGTGCCGGCCGGCGCCAGCGCCGACAGCTACTACACCCGGGGGCTCTGTGTCTACTAAGCCCCATAAGGGCCCCGTGTGGCCCTTCCCGCCCGTGCCCTTGCACTACCCCTGCCTTCCCCCACTCGCGCGCCCCGTGCGCGCGCCACGTCCACCCCTGCCGGCCGAGCCGGCGCCTTACTGAGAGGATGACAATGCTTTTCCACCTTCGCCCCCAATTGCGCGCGCTGCGCGCCTCCCTGCCCGCCGAAACGCTCGCCACAAAGCGCGCGTGCGACTGGTCCCGCGTGCGCATCGCCCTCCGCGAGGCCGCGCGCGCTCAAAACCGCGTGAGGGTCTACGCTGCGGCCGGGTTCGTGCCGAACTCGTACCGATACACCTGCAAAATCCAGTACATCGAGGCGCGCATCACCGACGGCCGCGTCGCCAGCATCGGCGCCGGCTGGTGCGGCGCCCAGCGTAGCGGCGGCCGCGGTGCCCTTGTCGTTGTTCAATAGGAGATGACAGCCATGCCTTACT